ACAAGTACTTCTTAGTTGAAGCGTACGAAATTATCAACCCAGATACTTATACTGATGTTTGGAAGGATAGATGGTTACTACGATACACTACTGCTTTAATTAAAAGACAGTGGGGTGTTAACTTAACCAAATATTCTGGTATTCAGTTAATGGGCGGTATCACTTTTAACGGTGAGAAGATCTACAACGAAGCTAATTCAGAAATTCAGCAACTAGAAGCAGAGATGCTTACTTCCTACTCAGTACCTCCTGAGTACATGATAGGGTAACAAGTGGCAACTTCGTTTTATTTCAACAAAGCAGCAGTATCAGAGCAGCGTTTACTTGAAGATCTTACAATAGAATCTATCAAGATAAACGGCATTGATACTTACTATTTACCCAGAACACTTTTTAATAAAGATCAGATCTTTAAAGAAGACGTGTTGTCTATATTTAAACGTGGGTATTTTGTTGAGATGTATCCCAAGAACGTGCAGGGCTTTGCTGGTGAAAAAGATATTCTTACCAAGTTTGGTGTCGAGATTAGAGAACAAATTACATTTGTAATGGCCAAGAGACGTTATGAAGATGAGATCGGCGATTACGAAGACAGAGTAAATAGACCCCTAGAAGGTGATTTAATTTACTTGCCTATTAATGATGGTCTTTATGAGATTAAATTTGTCGATCACGACTTACCGTTCTATGAATTATCTAATCGTTATGTCTACGAACTAAAATGTGAGAAGTTTGAATATAGTTCTGAACGTATTGATACGGGTATTGAGCAGCTTGATAGTATTGAAGATAGATTTACTCTTAATGATGTGGGTGTATATGAACTAGTAACGGAAGAGGGTGCTCTGCTTTATACTGAAGCTGCTGACATGCTTATACTAGAGCGTATCGATATTGAAGATCAAGACCCTGGCGCTCAGAATTCACAATTCCAGCTGGAATCAGACGGTATCATTGACTTTTCTGATAAAAATCCATTTAGTGAGAGAGTCTAATGATTACAGGTTATTATTATCACGCTTTAATTAGAAAATACGTCACTTACTTTGGTACATTATTCAACGATATTTCTATTGAGCGTACAGATTCTAGTAATAATGTTATTCAGGATTTTGTAGTCCCTATTGCTTATGGACCCAAGCAGAAGTTTATTGCAAGACTAGAACAAGACCCTACACTTAACAAGAGTGTAGCTATGACTCTACCCAGAATGTCTTTCGAGATTGTTGATTTTGATTACGATCCGTCACGTAAATTAATCTCTACTGGTAAGATTTCCAAGCAATCTACTAACTATACGGGTAAGCTTGAGACAATTTACAATCCAGTACCAGTCAATATTAAGTTTAATTTATCCATCTACACTAAAAATGCAGAAGATGGATTCAAGATATTCGAGCAGATTCTACCATATTTTACACCAGAATGGACTTCTACTCTAAGTTTAGTTCCAAGTATGGATCTTAAAGTAGATATTCCTGTTGTTCTTAATGATATCAACATGGTAGATAAATATGAAGGATCGTTTGAAAATTTAGATCGTAGATATATTATTCATACATTGTCATTCATAATGAAAGCATACCTGTTTGGTCCTACAGGCAGATCAGATGTTATTAGGCGCTCAATTGCAAATCTATACAATAATTCAAATACAAGAACAGCAAACTTATCCATAACAAGCTTTATTACAAATTTTAAACCTGGTGATTTTGTATATCAATCAAATGGCAGAACACAAACAGCGTCTGGTATTGTTAAACAAGCTAATTCAACATTCTTATACATTGCAAACGTAAACGGCACATTTAATACTGCGAATAATGTTCTATGTGGTAACTCAAATGCTGTAGGCGAAGTATCGGCAGTCTCATCTGCCGATACACCAAATGAAGTAATAACAGTTAGACCTGCTCTTACTGCAAATGGAACGCCAACATCAAATGTAAGTCAATCCATAGATCTTGATCTAATAAAATCAACAGACGATTTTGGTATTAATATTAGTATTTCGGAACCGTAATGAGTGAAGAAAATGAAAAAGATCCTATCGGTAAGGCGCTAAACCTCCAGCCGATTAACAGTATAAAGACTGGTATTGAAGCTGCTATTCAAGCTGATAGTGATGATGTTATTCATGCTAGAAGAAACATCAAGGACCTAATCTATAGAGGTTCGTCTTCTCTAGAAGATCTATTGGATGTTGCAAAGGCATCGGAGCATCCCCGTGCATATGAAGTTGCTGCTAATCTTATTAAGACATTAGTTGATGCAAACAAAGAATTAGCGGAACTAAAGTTCAAAGAAGATAAGATATCCAACGAGAAGTTCGTGGATAACAGATCTATTAATAACTATACATTTGTGGGTAGTACTTCTGAGTTACTAAAGCTTATGAAGAAAACTGACACAATAGAGCATGACGATGAGTGAGAATAGAACTTCTTACTATATGGGGAATCAAAAGCTCAAAAGAGCTAATGTTCCTGTAAATTTTACCAAGCAGCAAGTTAAAGAGTATGTAAGGTGCTCTTCTGACATTGTATACTTTGTTAGAAAATATATCAAGATCGTTAACGTAGATAATGGTATCGTACCATTTGATCTATGGCCTTTCCAGGAAAGTATGATCAATACTTTCACAAATAATCGATTCTCTATCTGTAAGCTTCCTCGTCAGGTCGGTAAAACTACTGTTACTGCTGCTACTATTCTTTGGTATATACTCTTTCACGAGAACTATTCAGTAGCGCTACTTGCTCATAAGAAAGCACAGGCTATTGAAATCTTAAGTAGAATTCAGCTTGCTTATGAAAATTTACCCAAGTGGATGCAGCAGGGTGTTGTTGAGTGGAACAAGGGTAGTGTAGAGCTTGAGAATGGATCTAAGATTCTAGCAGCTGCTACTTCATCGTCAGCCATTCGTGGTGGTTCGTTTAACCTAATTTACTTGGACGAGTTTGCGTTCGTACCTCCACATTTCCAAGGCGACTTCTTCGCATCAGTTTATCCTACCATTTCATCTGGTAATACCACAAAAGTAATCATCACCAGCACCCCCAAGGGACTGAACATGTTTTATAAGATGTGGACTGAAGCTGTAGATAGTAAGAACTCATTCGTTCCATTTGAGGTGCACTGGTCTGATGTACCAGGTAGAAATGAAAAGTGGAAAGAAGAAACTATTCGCAACACTTCTGAACAGCAGTTTCGTGAAGAATTTGAGTGCGAATTTATCGGCAGCTCTAATACTCTAATCAATCCCGGTAAACTATTACAACTACCTGTTATCGCCCCACTTAAGTATACAGATGATTATGCTGTTTACGAAGATCCTAGCGCACCAGAAAATAAAGATAAACTGTACGTTCTCGTAGCTGATACTGCTAGAGGTGTAGGTAGAGATAGTTCAGCATTTGTGGTTTATAATGTATCTGAATTACCGTACAGAGTAGTCGCGAGATATAAAAATAACGAAATATCTCCATTAATTTTTCCTAATATTATACATCAATTTGCCAAGATGTATAATGATGCATATACATGTATTGAAGTCAACGATAATGGTCAGCAGGTTGCTGATATTCTCTATAGAGAACTAGAGTACGAAAATGTCGTTATGACTCAAATGAAAGGCAGACACGGTCAGGTTATTAGCGGTGGTTTTGCTAATAGACCTACACCAGGTGTCAGAACAACAGCTCAGCTCAAGAGAGTAGGCTGTACTAACTTTAAAACATTAGTCGAAGCAGATAAGATAATTTTAGGTGATGCTGAGATTCTAGACGAGCTTTATAGATTTGTAGAAACAGGCGACTCATATGCAGCTGAAGAAGGCGCACATGATGACCTTGCAATGTGTTGTGTTATTTTTGCATGGATGACCATGCAACCATACTTTAGAGAATGGACTGACACAAACATACGTGAAAAAATTCAACAAGACAACATGAAATTACTAGAAGAAGATCTACTACCGTTCGATATAGACATGGGTGTAAATTCTTTTGGTTATGAAGAAGTTCGAGAGTTGTCTGGAAGCTCGTTTGATAGATGGATGCTGTCTGAAAACGACTAGTTTATAAATAAGTGTAATTGTATCTTATAAGGAGCTTCACGATGGCGTTTCAAGTCAGCCCAGGTGTTAATGTATCAGAAATTGACCTTACTACGGTAGTGCCCGCAGTATCCACTACAGAAGGTGGGTTCGCTGGCGTATTTAGATGGGGTCCAGTAGAGCAACGCATTCTAGTGGAGTCAGAAAACGAACTAGTAAATCGCTTTGGTAAGGCTGTAGATATTAACTACGAAACCTTTTTTACTGCAGCGAACTTCCTTGCTTATGGTAATAAGCTATACGTTGTACGTACTGCAAATACTCAGTTAACATCCAGCGCATACGCAGGCACAAACTCATCTGTTGTGGTTGCTAACGTTGGTACAAACTCTATTAAGAATAGAGAAGATTACGATAGTAGAACAACATTAGACGCCAATGCTGTCTATATCGCAAAATACCCTGGCAACTCTGGTAACTCGCTACGTATTTCTGTCTGTGATAGTCCTAATGCTTACTCGGTAAACGCTTTTGCTGCTTTTACAGCTGCTGGTGCTAATATTACACCAGTAACTACTACTCTCGTTGTAGGGTCAAATACTGCTAATCTAGTAGCTGCTAACACGGCTGAAGCTACTACCATTGCTGCTGTACTCCCTGCGCACTCTATTCTAAGAGTAGGTAATTCAAGTCTAGGTTATCAAGATCTTTATATTAAGTCTGCTTCTGTATCTGCAGCAAACGTTCAATTAACATTTGGTTCTGCGTACAGACTAGCAGTTAACGTAGTAGCAAACTCCACAACTGTTGCTAACTCACTTGCTACTAACGGTATTCAGTTAACAAGAAACTGGGAATTCTATAATAGAGTAGATGCTGCTCCTGGAACATCAGATTATGTTACTGAGCGAGGAGGTACAGGTGATGAGCTTCACGTGGTTATTGTAGATGAGGATGGCTCAATTGCTGGTGCACCTGATACTGTACTAGAAGTATTTCCTAACCTTTCATTAGCATCTGACGCTAAAACAGCTGAAGGTGGCTCTATCTATTATAAGAACGTACTAAACGATCAGTCTAACTGGGTTTGGTGGGCTAATGATAGAACTGGAAGAAGCTCCAATACAGCTAATAATTTCTCTGCTATGGCCAATACCCTTCCATTCGATCAGTCTTTCAGAGGCGGTGCATCCGGAGAAAGTGAAGCCAACGTAGCAATTTCAGTAGAATTAGCCGGTTATGCTAAGTTCGTATCTGCGGAAGACGTAGATGTATCTCTAATCCTAACCGGTAGAAATGCCAATGGAGCTGTAAAGGCTAACTGGATTATTGATAATATCTGCGAAGCAAGAAAGGATTGCATAGCATTTATCTCTCCTCCAAAGAGTGCAGTAGTCAATAACCTCGGCGAATTAACTGCAGACCTAGTAACGTTCCGTAACTCAATAACATCTACATCGTATGCAGTAATCGATTCTGGTTACAAGTACATGTATGACAAGTACAGTGACGAGTATCGTTATGTACCTCTAAATGGTGATATTGCTGGTCTAGTAGTTCGTACAGATACAGTGCGTGACCCGTGGTACTCTCCAGCTGGCTTCAATCGCGGCATTATTAAGAATACAGTAAAGCTTGCCTACAACCCAAGTAAGGCTGATCGTGATATTCTTTATAAGGCAGGTATCAACCCCGTAGTAACATTCCCCGGTCAGGGTACACTTCTATATGGTGATAAGACTGCTCTTGCTAAGCCATCAGCATTTGATCGCATTAACGTAAGACGTCTTTTCATTACTCTAGAGAAGGCCATTGCAACAGCTGCGAAGTATACACTCTTTGAATTCAACGACACATTTACAAGAGCACAGTTCCGTAATCTAGTAGAGCCTTTCCTACGCGATGTACAAGGCCGTAGAGGTATCTACGATTATAGGGTGGTCTGCGATGAATCAAACAATACAGCTGAAGTAATCGATCGTAACGAATTTGTTGGTGATATTTACATTAAGCCAGCAAAGAGTATTAACTTCATTCAGCTTAACTTTGTTGCTGTAAGATCTGGTGTTGAGTTTACTGAGATTGTTGGTAACTTCGGGTAATAAATAGTTATTAGAAAAGGTAAAGTACAATGGCATTTAATATCGAAGACATCAGATCGCAACTTACACTTGGTGGAGCGAGACCTTCGCTCTTCCAAGTTACCATCACTAACCCCGTTAATGGTGTAGCAGATCTAAAGACACCATTTATGGTTCGTGCAGCTGGAGTTCCTGCTTCTAATCTTGGTACTATTAGAGTAGGTTATTTCGGAAGAATCGTTAAGCTTGCTGGGGATAGAACATATGATCCTTGGGAAGTAACAGTAATTAACGACGAAGATTTCCTAGTTCGTAACGCTCTAGAAGAATGGTCACATGCGATTAATTCAGCTCAGGGTAACCTACGTAGTTTAGGCTCTTCTTCTCCGCTACTATATAAGGCGACAGCAGAAGTAACTCAGTTCTCCAAGACTGGTGTACCTGTTCGCACATATAAGTTTAACGGTATTTACCCTTCAATCATCTCATCTATGGAACTTGACTGGGCTAGAACTGATACTATACAGGACTTTAGAGTACGTTTTGAATATGATTACTGGGAAGTATCAGGAGGTGTCACTGGCAACGCCGGTGGTATCTAATCCTAGTTTACTTTCTTAGATTATTTGGAGTGAAAAAAATTGGCCCGTTTATTTGGATTTGAAATTAAAAGGCAGCAACCAGGCGATACAGAGGTACAGTCATTTGCACCTCCTATCGACGAAGATGGTGGTGTAGTACTCACCCCTGGTGGCTTCTTCGGGTCATATGTTGATCTTGACAACGCAGCTAAAAACGAAACTGATCTAGTAACTCGCTATCGCGATCTCGCTCAGCAATCTGAGATTGAGATGGCGGTAGATGAGATTACTAATGAGGCTATCTGCGCCACTCCTGAAAATCATATTGTAGGTATTGTTCTAGCGGACGTAGAAGCTTCTGATAAAATTAAAGGTATTATTGAAGATGAATTTGAGAATGTAATTAAGCTTCTCAAGTTTAATGCCAAGGCATATGAAATCTTTCGTCAGTGGTATATTGACGGCCGTTTATTTTATCATGCTATTGTTGATGAAAAAGCTCCGCAAGATGGTATTAAAGAACTTCGTTACATTGATCCACGCAGTATCAAGAAAGTAAAAGAAGTAAAGAAACCCAAGATCATTACTCGTCTTGATAATGAAGTAATCAAGTCAGTTAATGTTGCTGAATATTTTATCTATTCTACTAGTGGATTTGATACTAAAGACTACAATCCACGTCAGATGGTTAAGATTGCAAAAGATTCTATAGTATATTTGACTTCTGGTCTAACAGATAGAACAGGTCAAATGGTACTATCACATCTCCATAAAGCTGTGAAGCCCATGAATCAGCTTCGCATTATGGAAGATGCTACTGTTATTTACCGTATTTCACGTGCACCTGAGCGTAGAGTTTTCTATGTAGATGTCGGTAATCTACCCAAGATGAAAGCCGAGCAGTATCTACGTGACATGATGGTCAAGCATAAGAATCGCCTCATCTACAACGCCGAGACTGGTGATGTTAAAGACGATCGTAAGTTTATGACAATGGTTGAAGACTACTGGATGCCCCGCCGTGAAGGTGGTAGAGGTACTGAAATCACCACACTAAAAGGTGGTGAGAATCTAGGTGTAATGGAAGACGTACTATACTTCCAAAAGAAACTCTATCAATCATTAAATATTCCTGTTTCACGTCTATATCCTGAAACACCTTTCTCTTCTGGAAATATCAATGAAGTTTCCAATGAAGAGATGAAATTCTTCAAGTTTATTCAGAGACTGCGTTCTCGTTTCTCAATGTTATTTACCAGTATTCTTGAAAAGAACCTTATGCTCAAGAATATTATGACATATGAAGACTGGGATGCAATTAAAGATAATATCAGATACGACTTCGTAATTGATAATAACTTTGCTGAAGCACGTGATAATCAGATTCTCAAAGAACGTATTAATATGGCTAATCTAATTGATCCTATGATTGGTCGTTATTACTCTGAAGAATATGTTCGTAGATTTATTCTTAAGCAGCATGATGAAGATATTGAGCAAATTAACATGCAGAATGAAAAAGAGTTTAATGTCATTGCTGAGAGAAGACTCAAGCAAGCACAGGTTGATGGTGAGGTACAGTTAGCACAGCAAGAAGCTGCTACTCCACAGCAACCAGAAGCACCTCAAGACGGCGAAGCGCCAGCTCAGGGTGATCAGGCTTCCAGCCCACAGGGCGATGAACTACCTGATTTCCTTAGAGGTCGCTAAATATGGTAAATAAGGAGTAATTATTATGGAAAGTACACCAGCTGATGTAGTAACATTTGCTACAACACAAGATGCATCTAAGTTAGTAGATGCAGTTAACAATATTTTAAACCGTAAGGCTGCAGAAGCTATCGGTACCCTTCGTAATGAAGTAGCTCAGAATATCATTACACCCAAGGAAGAAGATACCGATGAAGAAGTTTAAGGAATTAGTAGCTGAAATCTACGATTATCCTCCTACTACGAAGGATGAGAGAGAGTTCATTAACATGCATACCGTCAAGTCGTTCGACTATCCAGTCAAGAACGAGCACGGTTTACCATTCCGTGATGACCGTATCAAACCACCTGGCCCGCAGCACAAGAAGCTAGCCACATACGAGCCTCCTAAAGAGCCTACTACTGTTTATACTAAGGCTAATGAAGAAGTTGAGCAGGTTGATGAAGCTGGTATGTCTGCTTCTACGATTAAGCATAAAACCAATATTTCAAAGATGAGCCCTGAGGAGTTTGCTAACCACCCTCATTATAATAAAATGTCTGATAAAGAGCTACAGTCTATGGCTTGGAGACACGGCTACGGCGGACCAGGAACATCTGGTCATGACTACTATGTCAACAAGCGTAAGAAGGGTATGAACGAAGAGGTAGATCTTAAGGAAAAAAAACTACCTTCAATGCATATTTACGTTAATCCAATTGGTGGTGGTAAACATGAAGTATTCAATATGAGTCATGATGTAGACGCAGACCATCCATCCAAACCAGGTATACCACTAGAGCCTGGTCATGTTATTTCTGATGGTGATGTTAAGAAGCTACAGGATAGTGGACATACAATTGCCCATGAATCAGAAATGGAAGAAGAAGTAAATATTATAGCTGAGCTATCTGAACTAAGATCATTACTAGGCGTTGATCCAAATGTACAGTCTATTGACGAAACATTTGAGTATGATGACATGCTTTCGATTCTAGCTCTAGTATCTGACACAGATAAAGAAGTAGAAATTTTCTTCGAAGAGAGTGAAGAAGGTTTGGTAATTGATAAAGAAATTGCTGATATTCTACTTGATGTATATGAAAATCTAGATGAAGAAAGTCAAGAAAAGTTTGAAGCGGCTCTAACACTATCAAATGAAAGCTTTGACTATTGCGTTGATTTTTGTTCGGAAGTTCTAAAAGAAGAAGACGAAAATGAACATAATTAAGGGCTTAGCAAATCAGATTACACTAACAACTGCTAATACAGTTAACGATGCATCTTGTGTATTTGTATCTGCTATTAATGCAGCTGTATTAACAGTAGCTAACTCTTCTGTAACTATTTGTACGTTTACTATTCCTGCTAACCAATACATATTCGTACAAAAGAATTCAACAGATACACTTGCTGCTAACGTAGCTGTATATGCTACTAAAGCGGCTTTCAGAGGCTAAAATGAAACTATTTACCGAATTAAACGAAGAAGTTTCTCTCATTACTGAAATGGAAGAGTCAGGTAAGAAAGCATTCTATATTGAAGGTGTTTTCTTGCAAGGCAATATCAAGAACCGTAACGGCCGTATTTACCCAGTGCCTGTTCTTGAAAAAGAAGTTTATCGTTATATCGACAACAATGTAAAGACTAGTCGCGCTTATGGTGAGCTTGGCCATCCAGATGGTCCAAATATTAACCTTGAGCGTGTATCACATATGATTAAGAACCTTCGCAAAGAAGGTGATAATTTTATTGGTAAGGCAAAGATCCTAGAAACACCTTATGGTATGATTGTACGTAATCTACTTGCTGAAGGTGCTGGTATTGGTGTATCTTCTCGTGGTATGGGTACACTAAAGCCAAATAAAGAAGGTATTATGGAAGTACAAGATGATTTTCATCTTGCTACTGCAGCAGATATTGTAGCAGATCCGTCCGCTCCAAATGCTTATGTTCGCGGCATTATGGAAGGTGCTGAGTGGGTTCTTGACTCAGTATCAGGTAGTTGGAGAGCACAAGAACTAGTACATGAAGCTAGAAAAGCAGGTAAGATTTTGTCTGAAGAACAGAAGCTAAAGCTTTTCAATAAAGTACTTTCCAATTTAATAAACAAATAAATAAACATAAGATTTCGGAGGAAAATTAATGCCTAAGTCACAAAAGAAAGTAGAAGAGCAGGTTACAGAGCTCGACGAAGCAACAGCTGCTGCGGCCACTCTAGCGCCTGATTCAAACCCAGCCGATGGTAAGTCCAAGGCTGGTATGATGGCTGACGTTATGGGTGCCATGAATGGCATGAAGAAGTCTGACCTAGTCGACTTTTTCAATCAAGCCATGGCTCAGTTTGGCCCCAATAAGTTTCCTGGCGCTGACGCTGCTGGTAAGACAGCTCAGAATCAGGCTTCTATTAAGGCGAAAGCTTCTGTAAAGGAAGACGTCGAAGATATGTTCGATGGTGAAGAGCTAACAGAAGAGTTCAAGACAAAGGTTGAGACAGTATTCGAAGCTGCTGTTAATGCTCGTCTAGAAGTAGAAACTGCTCGTATCGAAGAAGAGCAGGAAGTAAAGTTTAATGAGCTTGTCGAAGCTCATAATGTTGAGCTATCTGAAAAGGTAGACGAATATCTTTCATACGCTGTTGATCAGTGGGTGCAGGAAAACAAGATTGCTCTAGAAAATGGTCTAAAGCTCGAAATTTTCGAGAACTTTATGACAGGTCTAAAGAATCTTTTCCAAGAAAATAATGTATCAATTCCTGATGAGGAAGTTTCTCTCGTAGGTGAACTAGAAGCTAAGGTTGAAGCTCTCGAAGCTCGCGTAAACGAAGAAATTGAAAAGAATATTAGCCTTGTAAAGGTTAATGAAGATCTCGAAAGAGAGCGTACTTTCAGAGAAGTTTCTGAAGGTCTCGCTGTTAGTCAAGTAGAAAAGTTACAAACTCTAGCTGAGAATATTACCTATGGTAGTACAGAAGAGTACGCTTCCAAGCTTGCTATTATTAAGGAAACTTACTTCTCCAAGAAGCCATCTCGCGTAGTTTCTGAGGAAGTAGTTGGTGTTGATGAATTGAGTGAAGACAAAAATAATGCACCTGTAACCGGGCAAATGGCTGTATATGCACAAGCTATTTCCAGATCAATCAAAAACGTATAACTTATAAATAAAGTTAAAGCTAAAGGAGACACGTTAAATGACTTCATATCTTAATGAAGAAGTACTAAGCAAGTGGAAGCCAATTCTAGAGCATGAAGCTCTACCCAAGATTGGTGATTCCCATCGTCGCGCAGTTACAGCTGTTCTACTAGAAAACACCGAAAAGGCTCTCGCTGAAACACGCGGTTACGCCCCTCAGTCACTTCTAGAAGCTGGCGTACCTGGCAACCAGACAGGTTCATCTATCGACAACTACGATCCAGTATTGATCTCACTAGTTCGTCGTACAATGCCAAATCTTATCGCGTATGACATCTGCGGCGTTCAGCCAATGACAGGTCCAACAGGCTTGATCTTCGCGATGCGTTCACGTTATGCCAACCAAGCCGGTACAGAAGCTTTCTATAACGAAGCTAACACTGGTTTCTCTGGTCAGGCCTATATGGGCGTAGCCAACACAAACCTCGGTCTTGCTAACGGTAACGTTGGTAATGCTGGTGCCCCAACAGGCAACTCCGAAACATTCAACTTCGGTGGTGGTGCTACTACTGCTAAGTCAGAACAGCTCGGCGCTTCTGGCAACACAGCGTTCAACGAAATGGCATTCTCAATCGAGAAGGTCACTGTAACAGCTAAGGCACGTGCGCTAAAGGCTGAGTATACACTAGAACTTGCTCAGGACCTAAAGGCAATTCATGGCCTAGACGCTGAGACAGAACTAGCCAATATTCTTTCTACAGAAATTATGGCCGAAATCAACCGTGAAGTTGTTCGTACAGTAAACCTAACAGCCGTTCGTGGTGCCAACTCTGGCGTTACAACTGCTGGTACTTTCGACCTCGACACCGATTCAAACGGTCGTTGGATGGTAGAAAAGTTCAAGGGTCTAATGTTCCAGATCGAGCGTGAATCTAACCAGATTGCTCGTGACACCCGTCGCGGTAAGGGTAACCTATTGATCTGCTCTTCTGACGTAGCTTCTGCTCTTCAGATGGCCGGTGTACTAGACTATGCCCCTGCTCTAAACTCCAACAACCTACAGGTTGATGACACAGGCAATACTTTCGCCGGTGTACTAAATGGCCGCGTTCGCGTCTATGTTGACCCATATGCCACTTCTGGCAACTACATGACAGTTGGCTATAAGGGTTCATCTGCATTCGATGCCGGTCTCTTCTACTGCCCATATGTACCTCTACAGATGGTACGTGCGGTTGGTGAAGATAACTTCCAGCCTCGTATTGGCTTCAAGACTCGTTATGGCATGGCACCAAATCCATTCGCCAAGGGCGCTACAGAAGCCGATGCCAATGCAACTCTCGAGCAGAACGTAAACGTCTTCTATCGTCGCGTTCTCGTATCGAACCTAATGTAATAAGATCCCGGTTAACGGGACTTACTCGAGAGAGGGCCTTCGGGCCCTCTTTTTTTGTTCGGATAAATATAGTATAACTAGAGAAAGAATATCATGAGCGATTCCTTTATTACTAATACTAACTTTCTTCCTTTAATCAATTTTAAGTTTGGTATTAAGAAGCTACCTACTACTTCTTTCTTTATTCAGTCTGTAAACATTCCAGGTATCAAGTTAGGGTTTGCAGAAGTACCTACCCCCTTTATTAAATATCCAATTCCAGGTGACCACGCACAATTTAACGACTTTACTATGACATTCAGAGTTGATGAAGATATGAAGAACTATCTGGAAATTTATAACTGGATAGTACAGCTAGGCTTTCCAGATAACTTTGATCAGTATAAGCTCATTGATGGTAAAAGTGCAACTACTGGTGAGGGAAAATTATCAGATGGTACACTCGAAGTACTCAATAGCGCTAAGACTCCCAAAATCCTAGTCACTATTGTTGATATGTTTCCACGCTCCCTTTCTGATATTGTGTTTGATACTCGCGATACGCAGAACAGCTACGCGGAAGCAACTGCGGTATTTAAATTAAGGAAGGTACAAATAAAGTACTTGTAATTTCCGCGAAATGGTATATAATAGGGTTGTGCCCTTGATATACTATAGGAAGGTTTTGTTATGACTCTCGAAGAGATATTCGCTCACTGGGAAAAAGACTCTAAGATCGATCGAAGTGATATAAGCCAGGAAAGTATTAAAGTACCTGAGCTTCATCACAAATATATGAAAATTTATACTCCAGAGTCGCTGCAGCTTAGAAAGCTTAAGCAAGAATATAAGTCTCTGTATAAGCTCAAATGGGAATATTATCTTGGTATTATGGACTATGATACCATGAAAGAGCTAGGATGGGAACCAATCTCACTTAAGATCCTCAAGCAAGACGTCGATATATATATCAGCAGTGATAAAGACTTACAGGCTATTAATAATAAAATAGCCATTCAAGAGGAAAAGACAGCTGCTCTTGAATCCATGATTAAGATGATATCTACGCGTAATTATACTATTAAAAATTATATCGATTTTGAGAGATTTCAAGTGGGAGCGTAATGGATAAGATTCAGGTACACAAAATAAACGAAGTCTATATGAGAGTTACTGGAGAGCCTCACATTGAGCAGGAACTTTCAGACTTCTTCAAATTCGATGTACCTGCCGCAAAGTTCATGCCGCAGTTTCGTAAGCGCATGTGGAATGGCTTTATCTTCCTATATTCGCTTAAAACAAAACTAATATACTCTGGATTGCTCGAGCATCTAAAGCTCTTCTGCAAAGAACGTGATATACAAATAGAGTACGTATCAGAAGTTAATACACCCATCGACTTTACTACTAATGAAGCAGAGAAGTTTATATCACTAATAAATCCTACACGTGTACCCAGAGACTATCAGCTAGAAGCTTTTACTCATTGCGTTAAAAATCATAGAGCCCTAATACTATCACCTACAGGCTCTGGTAAGTCATTTGTCATATACTTACTATCAAGATTATATTCGTTTAATAAAACACAAAGAAAAGTACTGATTATAGTACCTACTATATCTCTCGTGCATCAAATGGCAAATGACTTTTCTGACTATGGATATAACATTGATAATATTCATAAAATTACCGCTGGAGAATCAAAAGATACGAATAAACCCATAGTTATTAGTACTTGGCAATCTATCTTTAAAATGCCGAAGAACTGGTATAATCAATTCAAATGCGTGGTTATCGACGAAGCTCATCTAGCTAAAGCCAAGTCCTTAACTGGTATCATGACTAAACTGTCTAACTGTAAGTATAGGTTTGGGTTTACCGGTACTCTAGATAACGTACATTGCAATAAGTTAATCATCGAAGGTCTTACTGGGCCCGTCAATAAGATTATCTCCACAAAAGACCTAATCGATAGAAAGCAACTAGCACAGTTAAATATCAAGATTGTAGTGCTCGGCTACGGAGATGATATTAAGAAAGCCGCAAAAGATCTAGACTACCAAGGTGAAATGGACTTCTTGACTCAGAATACTGATAGAAATAATTTTATCAAGAACCTAGTATTATCACTCAAAGGCAATACATTAGTATTATATCAATACGTTGATAAGCATGGTAAGGTATTATTTGATCAGATAGATAACAACGGCAAGCAGTGTTATTTTATTCATGGTGGTGTAGAAGGTGAAGATAGAGAGCAGATAAGAAAGATTGTTGATAGTAGCGATAACAATATTATAGTCGCTTCTTATGGTACATACTCTACAGGCATTAACATTACTAATCTGAACAATATTGTGTTTGCAAGTCCAAGTAAGTCTAAGATTAGAGTACTACAATCAATTGGTAGAGGTCTTAGAGTATCTGATAGTAAAGACACTGCTACTCTTTATGATATTGCTGATGATCTTACTTATAAAGGTAAGAAAAATTATACACTCAACCATTTATTTGAGAGGGTAAAAAATTATAATGAAGAAAAACTGCCCTACAGAATCTACAACGTCTCGGTCCAAAACTCTGGAGCACCAAGTCTTTAAGTTAATTACAGGTGAAGAGGTTATCGCTGTAGCTGAATCGACTCGTAAAACTTTTATACTACACGACCCATATTTTATTTTAAAAGACTACAGAAACGAAAAGACCATCTATCAAATCGATAAGTGGATGCCATATATTGATTCTCCCTCTTTAGTTATTGAACAAAAG